GCTGTAGTCCAATATGCGAGTGTTGCTAAATGGCTCTAGCTAAATCACAAAAGTCACTTAAAAATTGGACAAAGCAAAAGTGGAGAACCAAGAGTGGCAAGCCTAGTGCTAAAACTGGTGAGCGCTATTTACCTGATAAGGCTATTAAGTCTCTTAGCAGCAGTGAGTATGCAGCTACAACCAGAGCAAAACGAAAAGGCACGAAGGCAGGTAAGCAGCATGTGGCTCAACCTAAAGGCATTGCAGCGAAAACAAAACGATTTAGAGCCTCTAAGGGAGGGGTAGTAAGGACCAAAAAATGAATTTTACTGATTGGGTAAAAGAATATGCAATGTGGATTTGGGTTTGGGCTGCTATTGTAGGATTTATAATATGGATGTTACCATAAATACGAGTTACATTCCTGTAAATTATGATAAAGTAGTCCCTGAGTGGCCTGATCTAAAACAGCAAAGAATTGAAGAAACACAAAAAAGAACTGTTGAGAAGTCACAAGAGTTAAAAAGTGACACAGCTTACGCTTATCATCCTCACAATCAAAATAAATTTACTACGCAAGGACAAATAGTAGATTTCGTAATAGCATAAGAGGTAGTTAATGCCCTACTTAACGAGCAATATTCCTTATTTTAAAGCATGGGTAAGAAAAAAGTATACAAAGAATCTAGAAGAATATCACAACGAGTTCCTTCATGCGATGGTCGTGGCAGTAACGACGATGCCAAACAGGACTCTAAGCTTTCAAGTGATATTTACAGGGTGCGAATCCGACGAATCAGACCAAGAGTCAAACGTTCATGGAGGGGCTATGTGGGCTAGGATGCCTCTAACAGCTTTAGTAGCAGATACGCCATTAGGAGAATGGCCTGAAGAGCTACCACCCTACTTAGCGCAGCCTTGGGATTGTATGTCTCACTGGCACTCAATATATAAATTAGAAAGAGCATCTCCTGCTCCTTGGATAGCAAAAATTGATGGCGATTTTTATCCAGCAAAATACTACTTTACTGTAGATTATACAGACAGTGAAGTAGCAGACGACCCAGCGCAACACAAACAATCTCACGTACTTGAGTTATTAGATGCTGGTCACTACACAGGCAATATGGTTGCTTTGCCAAATAACAGAGTGAGAGTAACTCACCCAGCTTGGTTTGAAACAGGGGAAGGTGCTCCAGATTTTAAACCTAACCAACACACTTATAACTCAAAAGAAAACGTTGATTACGTTTGGGATACGCAAAGAGTTTTTAATAATTTATATAGCGAGGAAACATTATGAAACATGGTATGAAGAAAAAAGGCTACGCTATGGGTGGAGCCAATATGAAAATGAAGAAAAAAGGCTACGCTATGGGTGGAGCCAATATGAAAATGAAGAAAAAAGGCTACGCTATGGGTGGTCTAAAAACACCTTCAGAAAATCAAGTTGGTTTAAAAAAACTACCTAAGAATGTTCGTAACAATATGGGTTACATGAACAAAGGTGGTATGCCAAAGAAAGGTGGTATGCCAAAGAAAAAAGCTTACGCAAAAGGCGGCAAAGTCGCAATGTATAATGTAGGTGGTATGATGAAATCGTCAGGTGCTCTTAACACAGGAATTAAAAGAGCGTCCAACACTTACAAGAAAGGCTGAAAACAATGGCTGCTCAATTATTTGTCGTCTTAGGCCAAATGGCTTATCGTTTTGCTGCTACTGCAGCAGGAAGAAAAGCTGCACAAGCTTTAGTAAAACAACTTGGTAAAAAAGGTGGTAGTGGTCGTAACAAAGCAAGAATTACTAAAAATAGACCTGCTAATGCCAAAGTAGTAAAAGGGCCAAATGTAGGAGCTAAACCTCCAAAACAGCCTACTAATCCTAAATCAGGTCAATTTCAATCACCAAAACCTTCTCCTGCAATTAGAAAACCTACTACTCCTAAGGTGTCCACTCCTAAAAAACCTGCAAGCCCTAGTACTACTGTTAAAAAACCAAAGGTTCCTGCTAAAATTGTTAAAAAGCCGACAAGCCTTAAAACTACTTCTCCGAAAAAACCAACAGTAAAAACACCAAAACCAAAACCACCTATAATGCCTAAGAGTATGGTAAAGAATCGTACTAATTTTCTGCCAAAGAAAACTTCAAGACCTGCAGTACTAAGGGATTTAGCGCGTCCAGACGCACCTGAAATTGATACAAAACCAGCAGAGGACAAGAAAAAGAAACAGCAAGATAGAAAATTTGTACCTCGAACATCACCTTATCCTGCTACAAAGACTTCCCCTCCTAAAAAGAATGCTCCTCCTAAAAAGGATGCCCCTACTAAGAAAGATACTAAAAAACCTAAGAAAGATCCTACTCTTAGACCAAAGGCTCGTCCTAGCACAAGCACTATGTCTTTAAGGGAGTATCTTAACAAAGGTATTGCAAAGCGTTCTGGCTCTCTTACCAAAGAAAAAGCAAAAGGCAAAAAACATAAAAGTATTGCTGCTGCCAAAAAAGCAGGAGATCTTTACTACACTAATAAAGATGGAAAAATTATGGCTGCAGTCTACAAGGAAGATTTAAAAATTAAAAAGTAAATATATTTTGGGAGGAAATTTTAACTGCTATGGATCCAGTAACAATAATCGCTGGTGGCGCTGCGGCATTTCAAGCGTTAAAGCAAGGAATTGCTGTCGGTAAGGATCTTCAAGACATGGGAGGCCAGCTTTCTAAATGGGCTGGAGCCATGGCAGATCTTGACTTTGTTGAAAGGCGTAATCAAAATCCTCCTTGGTATAAAGCTTTAGGAGGAGGTATAGAGGCAGACGCTATGGCTATTTTCGCTGCGCGAGAGAAGGCCAGAGGTATGAGACAGGAACTAAAAGAGTACATCAGTGTGATGTATGGACCTTCAAAATGGACAGAAATACTGGAAATTGAGGCTTCTCTCCGAAAGCAAAAAAAAGAACACGAGTATAGGAAGATAGAGCTAAAACAAACTCTTATAGAATGGATTGTAGGTATTTTAGTTGCAAGTATTTGTATGGGTTTATTGTTTACGTTTGTTTGGATAGGAAGTAGATAGTATGGCGCGTAATTTAACAGAAAAACAACAAAAGTTTTTAGATGTTCTTTTTGAAGAAGCTAAAGGTGATCCTGTTAAAGCTAAAAAACTAGCGGGATATGCTGACTCTGTATCTTCAACTAGTGTAGTAAATACTATTTCAGACGAAATTGCAGAACGTACAAAAAAATTTATTGCCCAATCTTCAACTAAAGCTGCTTATACTATGTTTTCTGTTATGGCTGATCCTACTGACTTGGGTGTAAAAGAAAAAATGTTAGCAGCTAAAGACATTTTAGATAGGGCAGGTTTTTCTAAAACAGAAAAAGTAGAAGTTAAAGCGCAAGAACCTTTGTTTATTCTACCTGCTAAAGATAATGACTAAGAGAGCAAGCAAAGCAAAACACCCTACTAAAGTAGATTGGCAAATTCCTTTGCAAGGTGAATTGGGAGAATGGTATCCTATTGTCAGAGTAGGAAGACATGTGCCTTTTGGGTACGAACAAGACGAAATTGATGAAGATTTATTAGTACCTATTCCTGATGAACTAGAACTTTTAGAAAAAGCTAAACTATTTTTAGAAGATTACAGTGTAAGGCAAGTTGCCAATTGGTTAAGCAATCAATCGGGTAGGTATATATCTCATGTAGGATTATACAAACGTGTCAGAATGGAAGAAAAAAGACGTAGGGCATCGTCCAACTATAGGCAGTATGCCAAAAAGTATAAAGAAGCGTCAAGGAAGAGCGAGAAAATCGAAAAAAATCGCATTGGTGGCAGAGGAACCAGACGTCTTACAGAAGGCGACAACTGGGAACCACTTGAATCGGGAGAAAGATGCCCCACATGCGGAGCAAGAAATTATATTTCAGCCGAATAAAGGCCCACAAACGAGATTTTTGGCCTCTACAGAGCAAGAAGTACTATATGGAGGAGCAGCAGGTGGTGGTAAGAGCTATAGCTTGGTTGCAGACCCAGTTCGCTACTTTAACAACCCACATGCACGAATGTTACTTGTTCGTCGTAGTACAGAAGAGCTTAGAGAGCTTATATCAGTAAGTAAACAGCTTTATCCAAGAGCCATACCAGGCATCAAATTTATGGAGAGAGATAAAACATGGGTGTCTCCATCAGGGGCAACACTTTGGATGTCTTACCTTGATAGAGATGATGACGTTATGAGGTATCAGGGTCAAGCTTTTAACTGGATTGGCTTTGATGAACTTACCCAATGGCCTAGTCCTTACGCCTGGAATTATATTCGAAGTAGATTGCGTACTACAAAGCAAAGTGGACTACCTCTTTACATGAGGGCAACAAGCAATCCAGGTGGCCCAGGCCATAATTGGGTTAAAAGATTATTTTTAGATCCTTCCAAACCTGACACATGGTTTTGGGCAACAGACGAAAATGGTGAAACAATAGAATGGCCTAAAGGTCATAGCAGAGAAGGCGAACCACTCTTTAAACGTAAGTTTATTCCTGCTACATTGTTTGATAATCCTTACCTTTCAGAGGATGGAATGTATGAAGCTAATCTTTTGTCTCTTCCTGACCACCAACGTAGACAGTTACTCGAAGGAGATTGGGATGTTAATGAAGGAGCCGCCTTCCCTGAATTTAATCGTAAAATACATGTGGTAGAGCCTTACGATATTCCTAGCAATTGGACCAGATTTAGAGCGTGTGACTATGGATATGGTTCTTACACAGGTGTCGTTTGGCTTGCTGTAGTTCCAGGATCGGAACAGCTAGTAGTGTACAGGGAGTTATACGTATCTAAGGTAATAGCGACTGACTTGGCTGACATGATCCTGGAACTTGAGGAAAACGAAAAAATACGTTATGGCGTATTAGACTCTTCTCTGTGGCATAATCGAGGTGACTCTGGGCCAAGCCTTGCAGAGCAAATGATTATGAAAGGTTGTAAATGGCGACCTTCCGACAGATCAAAAGGATCTCGTGTAGCTGGTAAAAATGAAATACATAGAAGATTACAAGTAGATGACTTTACAGAAGAACCAAGACTTGTTGTGTTTAATAATTGTTTAAATTTAATATCACAGTTGCCTTCTATTCCTCTTAGTAAAAATAATCCTGAGGATGTAGATACACACGCAGAAGATCATTTGTATGACGCGCTACGTTATGGTGTAATGACACGCCCTCGTAGCAGTCTTTTTGATTATGATCCAGCAATGCAAAGATCGGGTTTTCAAGCATCGGACCCTGTTTTTGGTTATTAAGGAAGTATTATGGAAGAAGACGACATTTTTGACTCTGATGAATTAGCGATAGATCAGGCTGATTCTTCTTTTATTGAAGATAAAGACGAAGAAGAAGATAAAAGAGATCCTGATGTAGGATCTGTAGTTGGTTTTGTAAAAAGCAAATACTATAAAGCAGAAAAAGCTAGATATACTGACGAACAAAGATGGATAAAAGCATATCAAAACTATAGAGGTATCTATGGCCCAGATGTACAATTTACCAGTACTGAAAAAAGTAGAATGTTTGTTAAAGTAACAAAGACAAAGGTTTTAGCTGCGTATGGTCAAATTATAGATGTTTTGTTTGGATCTCACAAATTTCCTTTGTCAATAAATCCTACTAGATTACCAGATGGTGTAGCAGACACTGTGCATTTTGAAGTTAATCCTGAAATGCAACAAGCACTTGGTAAAAACGTAGGAATGTCACCAGAAGATACTAAACTTCAACCAGGTGAAACTATTATAGATTTACGAGAGCGTTTAGGCGGTTTGGAAAAACGTCTAGAACCTGCACTTGATAAGTTAAAAGAGGGTGTAGGACGAACACCTACAAACGTTAATTTTCATCCTGCTATGATTGCAGCGAAGAAAATGGAAAAGAAAATACATGATCAATTAGAAGAATCTAACGCTAGAAAACAATTACGTAACGCTGCTTTTGAAACAGCGCTTTTTGGCACTGGTGTAATGAAAGGGCCATTTGCCTTAGATAAAGAATATCCAAACTGGGATGATGAAGGTAACTACAGCCCAACTTATAAAACAATACCTCAAACTTCTAGTGTAAGCATTTGGAACTTTTATCCAGACCCTGACGCAAACAATATGGATGAGGCAGAGTACGTATTAGAAAAACACAAAATGTCTCGCTCTCAAATACGAGCGCTTAAAAATAGACCTTATTTTAGACCTAACGCTATTGATACAGCAGTTGAAATTGGTGAATCCTACTCAAAAGAATGGTGGGAACAAGTCATGGAAGACTCTGACATAGAAACCAAAGCAGAAAGATATTCTGTCTTAGAGTTTTGGGGTTACGTTGACGTAAGTGTTTTAGAAGGATACGAGGTTGAGATCCCGAAAGAGTTAGAAGGGCAAGATCAACTTTCTGTAAACATATGGATTTGTAATGATCAGGTGTTACGTCTGGTAATGAACCCTTTTACGCCAGCTATACTTCCTTATTATGCAGTTCCATTTGAAGTAAACCCTTATTCATTCTTTGGGGTAGGTATTGCAGAAAATATGGATGATACGCAGACCCTTATGAATGGTATGATGCGTATGAGTATAGATAATGCTGCCCTTTCGGGTAACTTATTGATTGAAGTAGACGAAACAAACTTAGTTCCAGGTCAAGATTTATCAATCTACCCTGGTAAAGTCATTCGCAGAATGGGGGGAGCACCTGGTCAAGGAATTTTTGGAACCAAGTTCCCTAATACAAGTAATGAAAACATGCAAATGTTTGATAAAGCAAGGGTACTAGCAGATGAATCAACTGGATTTCCATCTTTTGCTCATGGTCAAACAGGCGTACAAGGTGTGGGGCGTACTGCTTCTGGTATTAGTATGCTTATGTCTGCTGCTAATGGTAGCATACGTAATGTAGTAAAGAACGTTGATGATTATTTGTTGAGGCCACTAGGAAAAGCTTTTTTTAGCTTTAACATGCAATTTGATTTTGACTCTTCAATAAAAGGTGATCTTGAGGTAAAAGCAGAAGGCACACATTCTTTAATGGCTAATGAAGTGCGTAGTCAAAGATTAATGCAATTTCTAGGTATTGTTCAAAATCCAGCATTAGCCCCTTTTGCAAAAATGGATTACCTTATAAAAGAAATTGCAACGTCTATGGACCTTGATCCTGAAAAAGTAGCAAATTCTCTGACAGATGC